TTAGAAAAAAAGATATAGAAAATTCAAATGCTGATGAAAAACAAAAAGCCACCCTAATAAAGGCGATTAATGAACAATTATTGATTGATTTAGATAAACTTGATACTGAATATTATAATAAAAAATTAGAAAAAGAAAAACAATTAATATTAGCACAAGAAAATTCAGAATTAATTTATCAACAAATTGCTATGTCAAAAATTCAGTTTGATAAAGAAATGGCATTAAAAGATATTGATAATTCAAATAAAACTGAAGAAGAAAAAAAGAAATTAAGATTAGAAACATTAAAATATTATAAGAATATTGAAATAAAACAAGCAAATGAGTTATTATCAATACAATCACAAATGTTGTATAACAAATATCAAAATGATTTAAAACTTGCTAAAGAAAAAGGTGAAAGTACATTACAAATAGATGCCCAATATCAAAAGGATTTATTGGACTTGGAACAAGATACCGCATTAAAAATAAAAAATATTCAAGGACAAATAACTCAGGAAAGGGAAAAAACATTTACAGACAATGTTAAATTTGCTGAAGAACAATTAGCATTATGGGGTGGTAAAGTAATGGAGATTGCAGATGCAATAAATAGTTTACTTGCACAACAAACCCAACAACAAATAGATAATATAAATACCCGTTATACTACTGAAAGTGATAAATTACAATCACTATACGACCAAAGAATATTAAGTGAAGAAGAATTTAATGCACAGAAAAAAGTTTTAGACCAACAAAAAGAACAAGATGAAATTGCATTAAAAAGAAAACAATTTCGTAGAGATAAAGCATTTAATCTTGCTAATGCGATTATGAATGGGGCACAAGCGGTTTTACAAGCATTGTCTTCATCCCCACCACCAATTAACTTTATTTTAGCAGGACTTGCTGGTGTTGCCGCAGGTGTTCAAATAGCAACTATTTCACAACAACAATTTAAAGCAGCAAGAGGGGGTATTGTTCCTGGTAATGGACCGAGTAATATTGATAGTGTACCTTCTTTATTAGCACCAGGTGAGGCAGTTATTAACGCAAATTCTGCTGCAATGTTCCCCAATACTTTATCTATGATTAACCAAGCAGGTGGTGGTGTATCATTAGCACCTGAAATGCCAACACAAGGTTCATCAGGTTCAGGAACAATATTTACTGATAACAGAAGTAATCAACCTTTAAGAGCATATGTTGTTGAAACTGAAATAACAAGTAGTCAAAAGAGGGTAAATAGAATTGAACGTTCAGTTGAATTTTAAACCATTAAACGAACTATAAAAAATATATTTATAAGTATGGAAAAATTACCAGTATATTATTTGGAAATTGACGAAGAAGATATGAAATCAGGGGTTGATGCAATTAGTTTTGTATATGAACCCGCAACTCAAATGGAATGGAGTATGTTTAGTGTAATGACTGATACATATAATGACTATCCAAAATCAGCAAGTGAAAATGCTTGTAGAGCACTTAAATTTAGAGATGAAAACCCCAAAGTAGATTGTGGAACATCTGTGGGTTGGAGACGTGCAAACCAGTTGTGTAACAGAGATAAAATAAGTGTTGAAACGATTGGACGTATGGCATCATTTAAAAGACATCAACAACATAAAGATGTTCCTTATGATGAAGGTTGTGGGGGACTTATGTGGGATGCTTGGGGTGGAACTGAAGGTGTTGAATGGGCAATTCGTAAAATGGAATGGGTTAATCACAATATGTGGAATAACAATATGTCCAAAGTAGAATTTAAAACCAATGATGAAAAAAGAATTATAACTGCCCCCGTTATGTTGGCAGAAACAGAAATTTTAAGATACAATCCATCAATAGGAAAATACTTTGTAAAATTCAGTGAAGAAACCATTATGAAGATGATGAAAAAATACTTCAAAGACAATAAGATACATAGAGTAAATGAAGAACACGACCCAACAAGAGTTGCTAAAGGTGTTTATATGATTGAAAGTTTTATTGTTGGGGACAGAACCAAAAGTGAATTATACCCTGATTTACCAAAAGGTAGTTGGGTTGCATCATTCTATATTGAAGATGAGGACTATTGGGAAAAAATAAAAAAAGAAGGATTTACAGGATTTTCATTAGAAGGGTTTTTTGAAGAACAATATGAAATGGAAATGATTAATAAGGTATTCAACACTGTTAAGAATATTGTATTTTCAAATCTACCTGATAACGATAAAGAAGAACAAATAAAAAGAATATTAGGACTATGAAGACATTATTAAGTAATTTTTGGGTGGGGTTTTTAATGTTTATGTCCCCCTTATTTCCGTTAATATTAATTATTACAATAGCAACAATCTTTGATACATTCGTAGGAAGATGGTATGCAAAAAAGAAAGGTGAAATAATTACCAGTGGTAAAACTCGTAGGGGGTTATGTATAAAATTACTTATATATCTATCAGTAATATTTTTTTCATTTTTAATTGATAGATATATGATTAACGATATCACAAGAAACTATGTTTGGTTTGATTTTGCATTCACAAGATTTTGGACTGCGTTTTTTGTTTGGATAGAATATACATCGGTTGATGAAAAAGTAAAATGGATATATGGTGAAGGTATTACAGATAAAGTAATTAAGTTTTTGAAGGGGTTTAAATCTATCTTTAATACCTCTATAGATATGAAAGATAAGTTAGGTAAATAAAATTCATTAAACACAATAAAAATAAATATATTTAAAAGAAAATATTATGGATAAAAAAGGTATTTTAACAAAAATAAAAGAATTATTTTCAACTGAAGTTGAGAAATTTGAAACAGATTATAAAACTCAAGATGGTAGAATTATAAGATGTTACGGTGAAGGATTAGAAGTTGGTGAAATGGTAAAAGAAATTACTGCTGAAGGTGAGGTTGATATTGAAGATGGTGATTATATTTTGGAAGATGGAACAACTTTAATGATAGTTGGTGGTAAAATAGACGCAATCGGTGAAGTAGTTGGTGAAGAAGAAGAAATGGGTGATTATAAAGACAAAATGGCTGATTACACAAATGAAATAGACACCAAATTAGTTGATGGAACTGAAATTAGAGTATTAACAAAAGGTGAAGCAATATCAGTAGGTGATATGGTATTAGTAAAAGTAGGTGAGGGTTATAAAGAAGCCCCAGAAGGAAGACACGAAGTAGAAGGGGGATTGGTAGTATATACTGACGCTGAAGGTAATATTAATGAAATAGAAACCAAAGAAACAGAAGAAAAAGACGAAACGGGTTTATCAGAAGTATTTACAGCAATTTCAACATTAGTAGATGAGGTTAAATCTTTAAGAGGTGAATTATCAACAATGAAACAAGAAAACGAAGTATTAAAATCAAGAGTTAATAAATTCGCTGCTGAACCATCAGTTGAACCCCTAAAAACAAAAGTAGAATTTAGAGCAAAATCTAAATCAGATATTTTGACATTTATGTCAAAAAGATAATAAATAAACAAATTAAAAAAATTAAAAAAAATGAGTTTAAACGTAGCAGGTCTAACGGCATATGTTGATGAAAACAAAATGGCGTTAATTAAAAAAGCAGTATTAGGTGGTAGAACTTTAAGATTTATCACAGTTCAACCTGATATTAAATCATCAGCAACTATCAATATCATTAATAGTGATTTAGTTGCACAGGCAGGTGCTTGTGGATGGAATGATGCGGGTGAGACAATCTTAACCCAACAAGTATTATCTGTGTGTCCAATCAGAGTAAATGAGGCTATATGTCTTGATACATTGGAGCAGTATTATACACAGAAATTAATGAACCCTGGTTCATATAACGAAAATATCCCTTTTGAAGAAATTTATGCTTCTGAAAAGGCGGATAAAATCAATGCACTTATTGATGATTTGTTATGGAAAGGTGATACTACATTGACAGGTACAACAAACCTTAATTTGTGTGATGGTATCTTGTACCAAACAGATAATGTATGGTCGGGTTCAACTGTTGATGGTAACCCTTCATCTGCAACAGCAATCACAGCAAATAACATTGTTGGTTTAGTTGATGATATGGTTTCATTAATTCCAAGTGGTATTTTAGCATTAAATGACTTGTATTTATTCGTAGGGTATGATGTTTATAGAACATACGCATTGGCATTAAGAAATGCTAACTTATTCCACTACACAGGTGCTGAAAATCAAGGTGAAGATTTTTCACAAATGGTTCCAGGTACTAACGTAAGAGTAGTTGCAGTTAGAGGTTTGAATGGTACAAACAGAATGATATTAACAAATGGTTCTAACCTTTACTTTGGAACTGACTTGTTATCAGACGCAGAGGAGTTCAAAATCTTCTACGATATGAATGATGACGAAGTTAGATTTAGAGCAAAATGGAAACAAGGTGTTCAAGCAGCATTCTTTGAATTTATCGTTCAATTTACTTTAGTATAATAGTACTGAATTATATGGGGGGTTAGTAAACCCCCCTTTTATAAAATAAAATTAAATAAAAAATAAATAAATTATGAGTTGTATTATAAATGAAGGATACACATTAGGTTGTTCATCAATCGGTGGTGTTGAAAAAGTTTGGATTGGTACATATGATGCCGACCAAGCATACAGTTATGATGTTGACAATGTTATTACCGCTGTTACATCAGGTGTTACAGTATATTTGATGGAACAAGATATGGAGTTCGCAGGATTAAATCAAACAGGACAATTCTCAAGAGAAAATGGTACTGTATTTTATGAAAGTGTATTGTCTATTAAGTTCATTGAATTAACTGCTGACTTAAGAAATTTGGTTATTGCATTAGGTAGAGCACCTATTTTCGCAGTATTAAAATCAAATGCTGGACATTATTATGCTTGTGGTGTTGAAAGTGCTGGTAGAGCAACAGCAGGTGTTGCATCTTTAGGTATTGCACAAGGTGATTTGAATGGGGCAACCTTTGAAATTACTTGGAAAACACCTAATGGAGTTTTCTTACTTGAACCAGCAGTATTAGGAACTGGTATTTTAATCGGTTAATATTTCTTTATAGGGTTTCAATTATCCTTTTATTCCTTATACCCTATAGCCCCCTCCGTTCTGGTGGGGGTTTTTTATATTCTAAACAAAAACAACATTACAATATTTAATTAAAAACTAATATGATATACATATCAGCAAATACAACAACGGATGTTCCATTCACTTTATTTGAAAAAACTACATATACAGGACTTACTGGTTATGTTATGCAGTTATATTCAAATCAAAACCACGATAATACCTATTTTTGGTTAACTGGAGACACTACAAATAATAATGCGAGGTATAACTACTTCCCAATCAATATAAGTCCCTATAATCTAATTGGTGGAACATATGATTATTTTATTTATCAAAGTACGGGGAATACAGGAACCACCGTTGTAGTATCAGCACTTACAGTAAATAATGTTGTTGAGAGTGGATTATGTACAATAATAACAACTGGTTCAACATCTACAACATATAGTGACCCTAAACAAGAATTTACATTTAATTAATATGGAAAACACAGAAATAAAAAAAGATGGTATGAAACAACCATTCAAAATATATAATTTCAACCAAGCATATGTTGCCCCAACTTATAAATTTAATTT